GTATCAAGTCGGTCATTACTTCGTTAACGTGCTTTGCTTTACTCATAATCGCGCTTGCTCCTGTAGCTTTTTTGATTCATCTCAGGCGGTGGATTGTAGTTGATCAAATCCTTAAACCTGCACATGTCAAGCTGTGACGCGAGATAGATTGTCCCGGTCTCTCCGTTCCTGTTTTTGCGTATCAGTAACTCAGCAACACCTTTTTGATTTGTGTCTTTGTTGTAGACTTCATCTCGATAAACAAACCCGATAATATCCGCGTCCTGTTCGATAGCTCCTGACTCACGCAGGTCTGACATGATCGGACGTTTATCGCCTCGTTCCTCGCACTTACGGTTAAGCTGTGACAAGGCAATCATCGGGCAATCTAATGACTTGGCAGTCAATTTAAGATTCCGGCTTATTTTGGTAATTCTTTCGTTACCGTTGTCGCCCTTGTCGCTCAATAGCTGAATGTAGTCCAGCACAATCAGATCAGGCTTTCTGCCAACTTGTCGCGCCAACTTTCTTGCTCTGCTCAACAACTGCTCGCTGGTCAACACTGAATTGTCATCAATGTAATACGGCTTTTGTTTCATCCTGCCAACAGCAGCAGTCACGCCTGACCAGATAGATTCATCCTTTGCCTTTTTAACTAGGTCAAACTTAATTGATCCAACTGATGACATAGATCGTAACATCAATTGTTGCGCTGGCATCTCCAGGCTAAACACAATCACAAACTTGTCTTTCATCGCGGCATGTTCTGCAATGTTCATGGCAATCGTAGTCTTACCCATTGACGGCCTGCCAGCCAGTATCATCAGATCAGCATTGCACAAACCTGATGTTATCTTATCAATATCCGCAAACCCGGTACTTAATCCGATAAGCTCGCCGGTTAGCTTTGATACGTATGTCAGATACTCAACAGCCTCACGCATTGCCTGATCTACGTGCTTCGGCTCTCCGGCATTATCCTTGCTTATATCTAGGATAGTCGCCTGAGCCTCGTTAATCGCGTCCTGTACGTTTTCGCAGTCATACCCTGCCTGAGCTATGTCCTGAGCCTTGGCGATCAATACGCGGGCTAACCAGCGGTCTCTGATCATCTCAGCATAGTGTCTTGCGTTCGATGCGCCTCTCCCGTTCATGGCAAGGTCAATCAGGAAGTCATGCCCGCCGACTTGATCAAGTTCTCCGGCTTGATCTAAAACGCCAGCCAGTGTCACTGCGTCAATCGGTTGACCAATAAGCGCCATCGCTTGCATACGCTTGTATATCAACTGATGTTCGTGCCGGTAGAACCGTTCGACTGCCAGAAGTGATTCAAGATCATCAACAAGATTATTCTTTTCCATGATGGCAGACAGAACGGCTTGCTCTGCGTCAATTGAGTGTGGTGGAAGTTTGAGCATTATTTTTGTTCTCCAAAATGAGCCGCTTCAGCCTGTTTGCCAGCAGTAGTCAGGTAGAAGTTACCCTCACGGTCTATTGCCCAAAGCTTATACCAGTCTTGTTTAACAGCGTTACGAAATGCTGCCTTCCAGTCAACGTAGCGTTTGCTTTTAGTCAGGTGAGCATCTTTGAAGACTCGCCATGCAAGTGCTGTGTAGTCATCAGGTATGCCAGCCTGTTCACAATAAGTAAACAATGGGTCTTCACTTGATATTGGTTTAACTCCTTTTGACTTACATTCATTCAAGTAGTCAGAGAGCAATATGCCAGCTTTGCTGCGTTTTTTGGTATCTGGATTCTGGTCTATCAGCAATCCGGAATCAGGTATCAGGAATAAGGGATCAGCAGGAGCAGTTCCGTTTTGATCGTGATTTAATCGCGATTTATCTGGATTTATCGCGAGTGTATTCAAATCAATAACTTGGCGCATTGATTCTGAATAACTAGGAATATCGGAACCCTTCTCACGCTCGTTCTTATGCGGGTTCTGGTGCTTACAAAAACCAGTTATATTTACGTAAATCTGAACACCGTCCGAATAAAACCGAATCAATCCAGATTTATCCAGATTAATCGCGAGTTTTTCGACATCACAATTATCGAACGGTAGAAGCTGTGCTTTTATGCTTCTTGGCTTCCATATCAAATCGCCCTTAAAGTCTGCAACTGTCCACAAGCCTATAAACAGAAGCCGTCCCAAAGGCGCGTTATCTGCAACCTGTTCACTCACAAAAAACGAGTGTTTAATGTTCCTAGCCCTTGGCATATAATACCTCTGATGATGTTGTTAATGGCTGACTGCATCCCGCCAGATCAGTCAGCCTGATTTAATTCAGCCTTTGCAGACTTCAAAGCACGTATAAGCTTTGGTAAATTTTCCGGCCTTATAAACACCTGCACTGCGGTTCCAAACTCAAAAGAATCTTGCGAAATACATATGCAACCGCCTTCTGTGCAATACACCTCTGTTTCTTCCTGCCCTGATACTGCTATCATTGCTTTGACTCCTGATTTTTGCCTTCCAAGTAATCAGACAGCTTTTTGACTACCTCATAGCTGACAGCCTTGTTACTGCCAGCCGCAACCCTTCGCACAGTGTCATAAGCAAGCCCTGAACCCTGAGCAACAATCTTTAACTTCCTGTCCTTCAAGACCTCGCGCACTTGGTCTAACGTCATCATATTGTACACCTCAATACTTTTTTTGGTAGAGTGCTTGCATTCTAGGCCGCGTCTGATAGTATTGTCAACAGGTCAGACAAACTTAAGAGGGCATAACAATGACAGACGTTATACAGCACGAACCGCAGGCACCAACATGGCCGCAACTTGTCGGCAAGGTGCAACAACGATTTGATCAGATAGCCAGTCGTCACAAGCTGGTAACGTGGGCAGAAGAATCACAGTTTGCTATTCAGGCTATTCAAGCCAATGAAAAGCTTTTTCAATGCGAACCGCGAACAGTTCAGAATGCCATTATTAACGTGGCGTCAATCGGCCTTACGCTTCAGCCTGCGCTTGGATATGCCTACCTTGTGCCTGAGTCAGTAAAGTACAAAGACCAGCACAACAAAGAGTACTGGGTGCAAGAATGCAGCCTTAAAGTATCATTTAAAGGCCTGATGAAGATTGCCACCGATAGCGGATCAATAAAGTGGTGCAAGGCTGAAGTGGTAAAGGAGAAAGACACCTTTGAGTACAAAGGCCCATGCTCAATGCCTAACCACATCATGCAGCCTTTTGCTGATCGTGGCGCAACTGTCGGTGTTTACTGCATTGCAAAGACTCATGACGGTGATTACTTGGTAGACATCATGGGGTCTGCTGAAATTGCCAAAATAAAGAATGCAGCTAAAACAAAATACGTGTGGGACGCATGGCCGGATGAAATGGCAAAGAAAGCCATTATCAAACGTGCAAGCAAGCAGTGGCCGAAAACAGATCAGTCTGACCGTCTTGATCAAGCAATTGAAGTGGTCAACGAGTATGAAGGTTCTGAGTCTATGGACGTAACTCCAAAGGCTGAAAGGCTGGATAAACCAAGGGAGAAAGAAAAAATATCGGATGATCGACTTACAGCAGCTATTACGAAAATCAACTCAGGCGAATATACAAAAGAGGCGCTCGAAAGAACTTTCGCGCTTACTGATCATCAACTAGGCCGCGTCATGTCCGAGGTGCAATCATGATTCGTTGTAGCTCCATTGGTAAGATCATGACCAATCCACGAACCAAAAGCGAGGAATGGTCAGAGACAGCAAAAACAGCAATGCTGGAATCTGCGCGTGAAATAATGTTCGGCGTTCGCAAATCGCTGGACAACATGCCCATGATTGAAAAAGGCAAGTATTGCGAGGATCAGGGCATTGACTTGTATAACTCGGTGTTCCTGTATGACCTTAAAAAGGTCGAATCATCCGAGCGCCGAAGCAACGGGATTATTACCGGCGAACCAGATCTGATTGCAGCTACTTCTGGCAAGGGCGTTGACATCAAGGTTGCATGGTCTTTGCTGACATTCCCGCTTACCGAAGACCAAGCCGGTAAAAAGGATTATGAATGGCAGGCAAGGGGCTACATGTGCCTTTTTGACTTGCCTGTGTGGGAGATTGCATATTGCGCCTTAGACACTCCTGAGCACCTCCTGAAGCCGTGGGATGACCCTGCAATACATACCATCGACAGCAGCATACCAATGCACCACAGAATCACTATTGCCAGGTTTGAACGTGATTTAACGATTGAAAAAGAAATGCTGGACAAGTGCGCGAAAGCTAACGCATGGATTGAAAACGCTATAAAAGAATTTGCAGAAACACATAACAAGTACATTGAGTAAGAGGATAACAACATGACAAACGAAATCGCAGCCCAACAAGAAGCCGAGCGCAAAGAGCGTGAACATCAAGCAGAGCTTGAGCGCGTAAAGCGTGAGAAGGCAGAACCTGAATTCTTATTAGCGCTGCGTCAACAACAGGAAGCAGCAGAGCGCGCAAGGCTGGCGGCAGAACAGGCAGAGCGTGACAAGCAGGCAGCTATCGAGGCAGAGCGAAAACGTATTGAAGCGCAACGCATTGCCGACCAACTGGATGCAGATCGCAAAGCGGCAAGCAAGGCGCACAGGCAGAAGATTAACCGCGAGGCGCTTGATGATTTAGTTGCCAGCGGCATGACACAAGATTCAGCGAAAGCTTTGATTGAATCTATCGTTCGCGGCGAAATCCGCAACATAACAGTTAATTATTAAGTAAGGAGCAAACAGCATGAGCAAAGATTTAAACC